ATTCAGGTGTGGGCGTGTCTGTTGTATTGCACACATAGATTATTCCGTCTTTTTCCGCAACGTCACACCCGATAACTTTTTGATTTGCATTGTCAACTATTGCAAGTGACTTAAACGTGCAATCTTCTGGTAATTCCGAGAAAGTTTCAATGTCACCCGGTGCAAATATGCTTTCTTTTATCAACTCAAAGTACATGCGCATTATCATTGCATCCAACCAGTCCGTAGACCTGCTAATATTTGTGCGCATTTTTGACTTTCGCACAAGTGATATTTTACCCTCCGCGTCAATGTCAGCCACTTTCAACTGTCCTAAATCGGCTTCAACTTGCTGGATTACGAACTGGTCAGCACACGAAAAGTAAATGCCCGGTTTCTTTATCTGGTCAGCAAGTAACAAAGCGCACTCTGTTTTCAAATTATTGCATTGACTGTTTTTGATTGGCCTGTGGTTGTTTACGAACCCAAGGCACCCAAGATGGTCTACTACCCCGCCACCTAGCCCGTTTTCGTCAACGACTACACAATGGCTTGGTATCCCATACTTTTTTTGCAGCCGTCTCACTTCTTTTTCAATTTCAGGCGTTTTGCTTTCTTTAAAGTACGTATAATCAACTATTGCCCAGTCATGCCAAACAGCTATGGTACATAGGTCACTGCCCATACGTGCAGCATCTACGGTTATGTATTTTTCTTTTGGTTTTTCAGGTATTAAGTGCATATTGCTCCAAATAGATTGAATCTCAAAGAAAGTAAGCAGCGCACTCTTATCATCGTCAAAATCAAAGTTGCCGTGAAGCAACCTTTCTTTTGCCGCGCCCGTGAGGTCATTCAGTGACTCGATATATTCATCTGACAAGTGTGGGTTGTCTGTTGGCAGGGCGCGTACAAATTTAATCTTGCTGTCCGGGGTTTCCAGCCCTTTTTTGAAAGGGAGATAGAACGTGTTGCGAACCCAGTTGTGGCTTGGGTTGAATGTGTACAGTGTTTTTGGGAATATACCCAATTCTTTGTTTCGCCACCGCCCTACCCTTACACTCATTTTTTGTATTACTTTTTCATGCACTGGCGCGGCTTCTTCTATCCATCCTGCTGTGTATTCCAGAGACCCAAGATTACCACATAGCGGGTATTTTTGGGGGTAGTACGTCAAATCTAGCATGACAATCACAGACCCGTTTGCAAAAACAATATTATCGCCACTGTCTGTTTTCCATACTTTTTTATCAAGCCCAACCATTCGACTAACCTCTGTCATTGTCTTTATTACGCTTTGCTTTATTTTTTTTATGTCGTTCCTGCCAACAAAATACTGTGTCCCAGGATAATAAATGGCCATTTGAAGCAGCCAAAAGCAACCAAGCACGCTCTTTCCACCACCCGCTGCACCGCCATACCCGACCTGTTTTGTTACATTGTCGGTTAAGTAGTACATTGCTATCTTTTGTTTTGTCGTAAGTTCTATGCCTTTATTTTTCATATCTTTGTAACTTAATGTAGAAAAGCAATACAAATTTACGGGTTTTTGTAGTTGTTTTGCGCCTATAATTTACATAAATTTGTAAAGTATGAACTTTTGGCAAAAGATATTCGCATTTGGCAGCAAGGAAGGCAACCCACAGGCTCCACACCCAACAAAAAAAGCGGGCAGTTTCGGTGGCGGCTATGCTTTGGGGGGGAGTTCATCTGGCTATGTATCAACTATGCGATTAGATGACAGCGCGGGGTGTATTGCAGCGTTTACGCAAGTTGCCGAATTGGCCGCCCCTATTCGCTATGCAGTTGATGCGTACTCAAGTTTCAAATACGAACTTTTCAGGTTTCAAAAAAACGGCAAAAGAATAAAGTTACCAGAAACAACACCCCTTTTACAACAGTTAAGGAACCCAAATCCATTCCAGACAAATACGGAGCTAAACAAACAATTGTACGGGTACTACCTGATTGATGGAAACGCATACCAGTACATGGGCGTTCCGAATAAAATAGCAGAAACCCAAGGTGTTACGCCCGAAAACTTGGGGGCTATGTACGTCTTGCCCTCTCAATTCACGAAAATATACCAGAAATCAAATTCAAAGATTTTTTACGCCCAGGATATTCAAGAAGTTATTGATTATTACTGGGTTTCTTGCGGTTATCAATATAAGTTTTCACCTGAAACCGTCACCCACGTAAATCAACTTTCTTTATCTTTTAGTGACCGCACGGGCATAGCAGGCGACTTGCCTTTAAGTTCGCTGTATTACTATATTAATAATGTGATAAAGGCACTGAGGGCGCAAGGTACGGCTGTTGAGCGGGGGTATGGCATACTGGGTGTCTCTCCAATCCCGGTTGACGAATTTAAAACAACGGGCGACACGTTAGACCCAGACGAAAAAAAGGCAATGGAGGATGAACTTAGGCGACACGGGACGCAACCCGGTGATTACAGGATGCTCAGAACGACCCAGCCAATGAACTTTCAGGAAGTTGGCTGGTCTTTAAAGGACATGGGGCTGGGAGACATTATAGAGGAAGCGCAAAACGCAATATGCAAAGTGACTGGCATCCCTTACGGCCTTTTTCAACAGAAAAACTCAAAGTTTAATGACTTGGAATTAGCGGAAAAGGCAGTATTTGAACAAAAGTTTATACCAGACTCGCAGGCATTTGAGCGAGCGTTAAATAAAAAGTTGGGGCTACCAGACCGTGGCCTTTATTTGAAATTTTCGTATGACCACTTGAGGGTTTTACAGTCCGATATGAAAACCGTGGCAGAAATAAATGCCCAGACCACTGAAACCCTTTTGTCTGTAATTGAAAACTATAAGCGTGGGATTGTTGATTATGGGCCAGCCCTCGAAATTATTGCAGAAATAAAAAACACGACAACTGAGGACGCAAAGAAATACCTGCCCGAACCAATAGAATCAGAGATACCGTCTGAAATTGAACCAGAAGGCAATGAAGGTGACGAAAAAAAATCAATATCGGCAAAGTTCAACGCGATTCTATCAAAAGCAGTAACTGATTGACACCGACACGGAAAACTGGACTGAAAAGCACGTATCTTGGGCAAAAAGGCACATTGCAATGTATCAAATGATTGTTGCAAGCGAGAAAATGAATGAGTTTCAGAAAAGCAATGAACTGAAAAAACTGGGAATGTATGGAATCTCCTAATTTTGCAATCTTTAGGACAAAGTACACAGATGCCGAAAAAGATGCAACTTTCAAAAAGTATCGTCAACTGGCCAATATGTCAGCGTCCGAGCTTGATAGGTGGTCTAAAACTGAATGCTCACGTCTGGCTGGGCTTTCTAGGGCACCAATACGCAGAAATTTGGAACTAAAGCGCACAAAAAGAGAAGACTGGACAACTAAACACTATCGTTGGGCTAACCGCTCTATCAGTTTTATAAGCCGTATGCGTGGGAATTTAGGGGGCAAGAATGAGTTAACAGATACCAATGGCAGGAATTGCGGCACAAAGGCGGTAATTTCACTCAAAAATTGGGCACACAATCCAAACAAATAGAAAATATGCTACTAATACCGCCATATTTAGACCCAAGGATTGCAATTCTGTTGATTTTGGCAATAATTCTAGCTATATTTTTTGCAATTAAATTCATAACTTTGCGTAGCGATGCCAATAAAGAGTACATAGAATCAAAAAAAGACAGCAATGGACAGAATACAGACAAAACCGATACCAACCCCGTACGAAAATGAGGCACAGCCTGAATTTATAGGACGGTGCATGGCCGACCCGGTTATGGTTGCCGAATACCCGGACGAATCGCAACGTATGGCCGTTTGTTCTGCTCAGATTGATAAGCAGGCAAAAGTTTTTGAAGCCAAAGAACTGCTAAGGGTAAAGGAATTGCAGATAAAAGAAAACGAAATAACCCACAGATAATGAACATACCCACCGACATTACAACCCGTGAGCAAAGGATAAAATTCGCACTGGCCAATAGCCGTACAATGCTGGCACATAGCAAGGCATACAAGTGCAAATCCCTATTTGGCGACAATTTGAAGTTTACCCCAGTTGCGCCAAAAGTTGAAATTGACAACGATTTAGAGGACGGCACAATGAAAGTTTCGGGTGTGTCGTCCGCTGCATACATTTTTGATATGCACAAAGAAGTGCATTTGCCGGGATGGGCAACAAAAACAGTCAATGAAAGCGGTATGCACATGATGCTTTTAGCTGACCATAAGATGGACAGGGACAATCTATTGGCCAAGGGTGTCAATAATAACTTATCTGTGTCAATAGTGCAGAACGTTGCATTTCGCGAACTTGGCATTGACGCAGACGGCATGACTGAAACGGTTGATTATAGCGCAATGCTCAGGCGCGATTACAATCCCAAGGTTTTTGATATGTTTGTCAATAAGGAAATATATCAACACAGCGTGGGCATAATTCCCAAAAAGGTTGAACTTGCCGTTGATGACCAAAACGAGGGGCGGGCGTATGAGTTGTATAAAAACATATTGCCCCTTATTGCAAACAAAGAATCCGTGCAGGAAAACGGTTACTTCATTGCGGTAAAAGAGGCGCAACTTATAGAAATATCTGCACTTACCGTAATGCCGGGAAGCAACGGGGCCACGCCCACTACCAGCATCACGATGCGCGAGCAAAAGAAGTTTTTTGATATGCACGTTGCGCAAACAAACAAGCAAATCAACGAACTAAAAAACGAAATCACAGCACTGAAAAGTGCGATAAAAGATAGCAAGCCGATAAACGAAGACACTCAATTCCCTGAGCCGTCAAAAGTGTTAGAAACCACTTGCAAATCTATACTTGGAAAATTTAAGGTTTAACTAAAAACACAGAAAGATGGATCAGAAAACTATTGAGACTCTCATGGCTGAGTTTCAGGAAAAAGCAAAGAGCCTTGAGGCATCGCTTACCGATGCGC